CACCCGAACCTGCCGCGACGGTTTTCCTGACGCCCATCCAGGCGCGCGAATTGGCGCGGATGGTCCGCAACGCCGCTGACTTCACCGCCGCCATGGAACCCGCACAAGGCAGCGTGTGATGGCCGCGAAGAACTCGAAGCCTTCGAGTACGCCCGACATTGATGGCGTGCTGCTGCCATATCAGCGCGACCTGGTGCGCGCGGTGTCCGAGCATGAAGTCACGGTCTATGAAAAATCCCGCCGCATCGGCGCCACCTGGGGGGTGGGCGCGCAAGGCGTGCTGACTGCCGGTGCGGGGCGTGATCAGCGCGGGATGGATGTGCTTTACATCGGCTACAATTTGGATATGGCGCGCGAATTCATTGATGTCTGCGCGATGTGGGCGCGAAGCTTTGGCCTGGCTGCCGGTGAGATTGGTGAATTTCTGTTTCAGGACCAGGAAGAAAAGGGGGTGGAACGGAACATCGCCGCCTTCCGGATCAAGTTTGCATCGGGCTTTGAAATCCTGGCCCTGGCTTCTCGGCCCCGGTCTTTGCGTGGCCGGCAGGGGTTTGTCATCATCGATGAAGCGGCCTTCCATGATGATCTGGCCGAGCTTTTGAAGGCTGCTGTGGCGCTGCTCATTTGGGGTGGGCGCATCCTTCTCGTCAGCACCCATGACGGTGCGGAAAACCCCTTCGCGGAACTAATCAATGATATCCGCGCCGGGCGAAAGCCCTACCACCTGCTGCGCACCACCTTCGATGAAGCCTGCGACCAGGGCCTCTATCGCCGCGTGGCGATGAAATTGGGCGTGCCATGGACCGCCGAAGGCGAAGCTGCCTGGAAGGCGAAGATCCGCGCCTTCTATGGCGACAGCGCGACCGAGGAATTGGATGTGGTGCCGCGCGCCGGTTCCGGCCGGTATCTGCCGCTGCATTTGATTGAAGCGCGCACCAGCCGCGATATCCCCGTGCTGCGCTACACCTGCGCCGACGCTTTCGTGCATCTGCCAGACCATATCCGCAGCGCCGAGACGCTGCGCTGGTGTGAAGACAATATCCGCCCGCTACTGGATGGGCTGAACCCGCTGCTACGCAGCCTGACCGGAATGGACTTTGGCCGCTTGGTTGATCTTTCCGTGATCTGGCCCATCCAGATCATGCCGAATTTGATGCGCGCCACGCCCTTCACCATGGAACTTCGCAATGTGCCCTTCGAACAGCAGCGCGAAATCCTGTTCTATCTGGGGGATCGGCTACCCCGGCTTTCCGGCCTGGCGCTGGACCGCACCGGCAATGGCGCCTGGCTGGCGGAACGCACGATGCAAAGATACGGCGCGCATCGCGTGGAAGGCATTCATCTGACCGAAGGCTGGTACCGCGACCACATGCCGAAATTGAAGGCGGCCTTCCAGGATGCCAGCTTTGACATTCCCGCAGATGCGCAGGTGGTGGAAGATTTCCGCGCCATTGAATTGGTGAATGGCGTGGCGCGCGTGAGGCAACGCCAGGTCACCGCGAAAGGCGAAGACCGCGATCCGAATGCAGGCCAGCGCCATGGTGACGCGGCGATTGCCGCCGCCCTGGTGATCTACGCCGCCAGCCGTGACTGGGGCAGCCTGACCAATTTCCCGATCCCGCGCAGCGACATCATGGCCCTGCCCGATGATGGCAGCATTCTGGGCATGTCGCCGCATGGCGCTGTCGCAACCTATCTTGGATGAAAGAACCAGCCATGGAAAACCAGCACCGCAAGATCACCGGCTACCGCGAACTGACTGAGCTTGAAGTCAACGCGATGAACGTGATCAAGGGCCGTGGTGAGCAGCTTTCGCAGCTGCTCGATGACCTGGCCAACCTGCCCGATGTGGATAAGCGCGCGCTGGCCATCGCGCGCACCGAATTGCAGACCGGCATGATGTGGGCAACGCGCGCCGTTGCCCGCCCCACCAGCTTCTGATCACCCGGCCTTCGGAGCATAAACCATGAGCGGCACCCGCCTTCCGCAAGACTTGGCGCAGGAAGTCGCCACCTTCGAACGCGACATCACCGCCCAATACTACGCGTTCACGATGCGGACGCGCGACGACATCATCCTTTCGCGCGGGGGCAGTAAGGGCCTTGGCATCTATCAAGACCTGGCGCGGGATGGCCATGCGGGCGCGGTTTTGCGCAAGCGCCGCAATGCCGTGGTGGCGCGCGAATATCAGGTGGAACCAGGTGGCGAAGCGCCGGCTGATTTGCTGGCGGCGGAACTGGTGAAGGCCGCGCTGAAGCGGATCCGCTTCGACCGTGCCTGCCGTGGTCTGCTGACGGCGGTGCTGACCGGGATCGCGGTTGCGGAGATAATCTGGGAAGCGGCGGAGATTGAGGTGGATGGCGCGCGCCGCACCTGGATTGTGCCGGCCGATATCCGCGTGCGGAACCCGCGCCGCTTCGCCTTTGACCGGGACGGCAAGCTGCGGCTGCTGACGCGGGAAAACCGCACCCAGGGCATCCCGGTACCGGACCGCAAATTCATCCTGGTGCGCTATTGGGCCGAAGAAAATGAAGACGCCTATGGGCGGGGCCTCGGCTATGATCTTTTCTGGCCGGTGTTTTTCAAGCGCAACGGCGTGGCGCTTTGGAATGCGCTGATCGAAAAGCACGGCCAGCCCTTCGTCTATGCCGAATACCCGAACGGCACATCGGATGGCGATGTGAACCGCCTGGTGACCATGATCCAGGGCATCGCGCGCGGCGCCGGCGTTGCCGTGCCATCCGGCACGCTGATCAAGACGCTGGAGGTGTCCAAAACCGGCTCGGCGGATATGCACAAGGAATTGGTGCAGGCCATGAATGCCGAGATTTCCAAGATTGTGCTGGGCGAAACGCTGACGACCGAGATGGGCCAGAATGGCGCGCGCGCAGCATCCGAAACCCATAATGATGTCCGCACCGAATTGGCCGATGCGGATGCGGATATGCTCTCCGAAGAACTGAATGAGAGCCTGCTTCGGTGGATGGTGGAACTCAATCTGCCGGGCGCGGCGCAGCCGACGGTGTGGCGCACGGCGCCGGAAGAGCCTGATTTGGTGGCCAGCGCGACGCTGGATGAAAAGCTGTTCAAGGTGGGCTATGAGCCGACCGAAGAACTGGTGCTGGAAAGATATGGCCCCGGCTATAGGCGCATCGCGGGCGCCCAGCCTGCCACGCTGCCACCGCCGCCCGCCTTTGCGGAAGGCGTGGACCCCGCCACCATTCCGGAAGCGCTGGCCGAGCAGCTTGCGCGCCGCGGTGCGCCTGCCCAGGCCGCGATGCTGGCCGCCATCCGGGCCGAGGTTTCGGCGGCGGTGGATTTCGCTGATCTGGAACTGCGCCTGCTGCGGCTTTCCGCAGCCATGCCGGTGGGCCGCCTGGTGGAAGAACTCACCCCCGCCTTGATTGTGGGCCACCTGGCCGGGCGCAGCGATGCGCAGGATGAAGCCACGCCGGCATGAGCGGCAGCCTTGATGCGCTGAACCTGCCGCCGGAAGAAGCCATCCGCTTCTTCAGGGCGAAGGTGAATACGCCAACCCGCGCCTGGGATGATCTGCGCCACGGCGCCCATGCCCGCGCCTGGTCAGTGGCCGGTGTGCAGGCGGATGACATGCTGGCCGATATCCGCCGCGCCATGGATAAGGCGATTGCGCAGGGCACCACACTGGATGAATTCCGCCGCGATATCGCCCCCCTATTGGGCGAGCTTGGCTGGGCAGATCGCGGGCCTGGTTATGTCGGCTGGCGGACCCGCGTGATCTATGAGACCAACATGCGCACCGCCTATGCCGCTGGCCGCTACGCGCAGATGACGGACCCGGATGTGCTGGCGGCGCGGCCCTTCTGGCGCTACCGCCACAGCGGCAAGCGCGATGCGCGCAAGCAGCATAAGGCGTGGGATGGCCTGGTGCTGCGCGCGGATGATCCTTTCTGGCAAAGCCACTACCCGCCGAATGGCTGGGGCTGCGGCTGCTATGTGCAATCGCTCGGCCCGCGAGACCTGGCGCGCGCTGGCAAAGCCGGCCCGGATGAAGCACCGCCTGCGGGGACCAGGCCGTATCGAGACCCGACCACCGGAGAGATTTCCGCACTGCCTGCGGGCATTGATCCGGGGTGGGGCTATAATGTCGGCGCAAGCTGGACGCAGGGTGTGGTGCCGCCGCCGCTGGCGGAACCGCTTCAGCCTTATCGTGGTGGTGGCCTGCGGCCTTCAGGCCAGCGCCCTGGTGATCTGCCAGCCATGCCATCTGCGCGGCCTTCCAGCGCAATCACAGCGCCGGAAGGTAAAGACCCAAACACTGCGATTGAAGAATTCTTGGGTGAATTTGGCGCGACCCGAGACCGCCCCGCTGTGTTCCGCGATGTGTCCGGTACACGGATTGTGATCAGCCGCGATCTGTTCCTGGCTGCCGATGGCAGCATCAAAAGTGATGAGCAGCGCTTTCGGTATCTGGCGCGGCTTGCGGAAGCCCTCAAAGACCCGGATGAGATTTGGGTGGATTGGTGCGAAACCGTCGCCGGCGGCATTCACCTGCGCCGGCGCTATCTGCGCCGCTTCGTGGGCGCGGCGTCAGGACTCGCGGTGCTGGAATGGACCGATGCCGGATGGTTCGGCGCGACCCTGATGTTGGCGCGCGCGGCGAGCTATCTGGAAAAACAGAGGTCAGGCGCCTTGATCTACGCCCGGCCTGAGAATGGGGAAGGAAGATGAGGGGCGCTGCCAACCAGACCCCTCCGCTCCGCCGATGCTGACGAGGGTTGGCCTCCCTACAAGCGGTCACGAAGCATTTTCATTACCCATCACCACCTCAGCAGTCAAGGAAATCCACCATGAAACTACTCCGCCCCCTACTCCGCCGCCTCGGTTATGCGCTGATCCCGGTCAATGCCGTGGACTACGTGGAGATCCGCATCGCAGTGTGGGCGGCGCAATACAGCTACGCCGCCGATAGGATGGGCCTGAAAAATCCGGAAGCCATCGCCAACCATGCAGTCATTCGCGCGCTGGACCCCGTGCAGGCGGAAAGCGACAAGCGCGCCTTCGCGGCATTACTCGCAGCCGTAGAGGAGCATCTGTAATCATGACCGGCGTGCGCATCACCATCAACACCGCCGAATTCCGCGATGCCCTCCAGGGCCTTTCCGCGATCATGCGCCGCCCGCAGGCGGTGATGGGCGAAATTGGCGAAGCCATGATCCTTTCCACCCAGGAACGCGCGGCGGCGGAACAATCGCCGGATGGCGTGGCTTGGCCAAAGCTGAACCCTGGCTATGCGGCGGCAAAGCGCGGCGGTTCAATGTTGCGTGAAACCGGGCGGCTGCTGGGTAGCCTTTCACGCAAGGTTGATGGCAACCGCGTGGTGGTCGGCACCAATGTGATCTATGCCGCCATCCATCAATTCGGCGGCACCATTCGCCCGAAGTCGGGCGGGCGGTTGGCCTTCCGGCTGGGGCGCACGCGTGTTTTCGCGCGCAGCGTCAGCATCCCCGCGCGGCCATGGCTTGGCGTTTCGGCTGCGGACCGGGCCGAGATCATGGCGATCTTTCAGGACCACGCGCGGCGCGCGATGCGCGGCGCGTGACGAACCGCATACGGGCGCGCTACAGGCGGGAAGGTGGCCCGCGCGCAGCATCCGGGCGTCACGCGGTTTTGAAGGCGCCTGACCCCGCTCTTAAGGCTCTTATTCGCTCTTAATCGCGCTGGGTCTCAGCAGCGCATCGCGCGCGCGCGGGGATGCGCGCCGTGCGGACGACTGTCCGCATAATTTCTGCGGGCCAGAACCGCCAGTAAGGCGGTGATGAAGCAGCTCCATATCTTCCGCGCCGGCATTCACCAGCCCATGCAGGGCGGTGCGCTGGAATTTCGAGAGGCCGATCTGGCCGCGACTGCCGCTGCCTATGATCCAGCCTTCGGCGAAGCGCCGTTGGTGGTGGGTCATCCGAAAACCGATGCGCCGGCCTATGGCTGGGTGCGCGCTTTGCGTGCCGAAGGTGGCGACCTGGTCGCGGAACCGCATCAGGTGGAACCGGCCTTTGCTGAAATGGTGCAGGCGGGCCGCTTCAAGAAAATCAGCGCGTCCTTCTACACGCCGAACCATCCATCCAATCCGAAGCCCGGCGCCTTCTATCTGAAGCATGTCGGCTTTTTGGGTGCTGCCGCGCCAGCCGTGAAGGGCCTGCGCGATGTCGCCTTCGCTGCCGATGAGGCGGATGTGGTGACGCTGGAATTCGCTGCCGATGGCGCTGCTGTCAGCCCATGGCGCATGTCCATGATGCTTTCCGATATCGGCGGGCTGTTCCGTGGGCTGCGCGATTGGATTGTGGCGAAGGAAGGCCTTGAGGTGGCCGATAAAATTCTGCCCTCGCAGCCCGTGCAACGCATGACGGATGAGTTGGCGCGTTTGGAAGGGCAGGCCGAAGGCGCCCGCGCCGCCGCCGTTCCGCCCCCCGCTTTTGCCGACGACAATCAACAGGAGACTGTGACAGTGCCGACTGAAAAAACGGATGATGCGGATCGCATCGCCGCGCTTGAAGCGCGCGAACGCGATTTGAAAGCGCGCGAAGCCGCCTTTGCCGAAGCGGATGCCGCGCGGCGCGCTGCTGAAATGGCGGCCTTCACCGAGAAATTGGTGAGCGAGGCGCGCATCCCGCAAGGGGTGGTGCCGCGCATCCTGGCCTTTGCCGCCAGCCTGCCCGCCACTGGTGAGATTTGCTTCACCGAAGGCGATGCCACCGTGCGCGAAGCGCCGCTGGATGCCTTCCGTGCCGTTCTATCCGCGCTGCCCGCGCGTGTGGAATTCCGCGAAGTGGCGCCTGCCGGCCAGGTTGAATTCGCCGCTGATGATCCCATGGCCATCGCTTCCGCCGCCCAGGCCTATCAGGCCGAACGCGCGGCGGCGGGCCAAAGCGTTTCAATGGCAGCCGCCGTTGAGCATGTCACGAACAGGAGGTCTGCGTGAGCAACCCGCTACTTTACAAGGCGTTCACCGCAGGTGGCGCCATCAACCCTTACCGCATCGTGCGCCTTTCCGCTGCTGACACGGTGATCCAGGCCGCTGCCGCGACCGATAGCATGTTCGGTGTCAGCACTGATCTGACCATCGTGTCCGGTGAACGTGTGGAGGTGATGGTCTGTGGCATCGCCTGGATCGAAGCCGGTGCGGCCATCGCCCTTGGCGCGCCGGTGAGCGCTGATGCTGTTGGCCGTGGTGTTACCGCCGCGCCAGCCGCTGGCGTGAACAACCGCATCATCGGCTTCGCGCTGGATGCGGCTGTGGCTGCCGGCGATCAAATCCGCGTGTTGCTCAGCCCCGGCCTGATGCAGGGCTAAGAAGGAGTATCGAACATGGCAACCACCGCCTTTCCCGTAAATCCGGCCCTGACCGCCATCGCGATTGGTTATCGCAACCGCGATATTGATCTGATTGCTGACCGTATCTTGCCGCGCATCGGCAAGACCGGAAAGAAATTCAAATACACCGTCTACCCGGTGGGCGAAGCTTATACCGTCCCGAGTACTCGGGTGGCGCGGCGCGCGGCGCCGACGCAGGTTGATTTCGGTGGCACGGAGGTCAATGACGAATGTGTTGACTTCGGCCTGGATGACGTTCTGCCGCTTGATGAAGTGATCGCTTGGGAACAGATGCCGAAGCCGGCTTCTGGTGGCCCTGTATCGCCCATGGCGAAGTCCACGTCCTTGCTGACAGGCCTGATCTTGCTTGATCGGGAAATTCGCGTGGCCAACCTGGTGTTCAATTCTGCCACTTATCCGGCGGCGAACCGCGCCACGCTTTCCGGAACCAGCCAATGGTCTGACTTCACCAATTCCAATCCGGTGGACGTCATCCTGGCTGCTTTGGATGTGCCGATCTTCCGCCCGAATGTGCTGACCTTCGGTCAAGCCACCTGGACCAAGCTGCGCCAGCATCCGCGCATGGTCACCGCCATCCTGGGCAACCAGGTGAATGCCGGTGCGGTCACGCGCGAACAGGTCGCGGCCTTCTTTGAGGTGCGCGAAGTGGTGGTGGGCGCGGGCTTTGTGAACACGGCGCGGAAAGGCCAGGCGCCCGTCATGTCGCGCGTGTGGGGTAAGCATGCCGCGGCGCTGTTCATTTCGCAGGATGCCGCCGATGCGGATCATCCCACTTTCGGTTTCACCGCTGAATTCGGTGATCGCATCGCGGGCGACATGAACGAGCCCAAGTTGGGTCTGCGTGGCTCCACGATTATTCGCGTGGGTGAAAGCGTCAAGGAAGTGATTGCGGCTTCTGCTTCCGGTTACTACTTCGAAAACGCGGTGGCCTGATCATGACGCAGGAAACCCAGAAAATCCGCGCGCTGCGTAACCTTGATGTTGACGGTGTGCGCGTTCCTGAAGGCGCGGTGGCTGAAATTCGCCGCGAATTGGTCCCCGAACTCATCGCCCTGGGCGCGGTGGCTGATGAGGTCGAGGAAGCGCCGGTGGCTGATGGGGATGAGGCCGCCGGCGCATCTTCCGGCGGCAAGCAGGCCAAGCAGACCAAGCCCAAGGAATAATCTGTGACCGCTTACTGCACCCCGCAGGATTTGATTGACCGCTTCGGTCAGGCCGAAATCGCGCAGCTTGCGCCGGCCTTGCTCGGCCAGGTTGATACTGCGCGGGTGCAGCGCGCCTGTGATGACGCGGGCGATATGGTGGATGGCTATTTGCGGCCCCGGCACACGCTGCCGCTTTCGGCGGTGCCGCGCCTGCTGGTGAAGCTTTCCGCCACCATTGCACGCTTTGAATTGCATCTGGGTGGCGACCGTCAGCCAACCGACCAGGTGCGGCAGGATCGCGACCAGGCCATTGCCTTCCTGAAGGATGTGGCCGCCGGCAAGGCTGATCTTGGCATTGATGCCAGCGGCAATGAACCGCAGGAAGATACCACTGCGGTGCGCTTCAAGCCGGGTACTTCCGGCCTGGGCAATGAAGATTTGGGCGCCTATCGCTGGGGTGGCCCGCTATGATCGGCGCGCTGGAAGATGCCATCATCAGCCGCCTGCGCGAAGCCTTTCAGAACCGCGTGCGCGAGGTTGACCATAAGCCCGCGAAATTCGACGCCGATGAACTGCTGCGCATTCTGACCATAACACCCGCGATTTATGTGGCCTTCCTGGGCTGGCAGCGCAGCGCGCGCCTGCCGGGCAGCGTCATGACCACCTTCGGCGCCTATCTTGTGGCCAAGAATGCCAGCGGCGAACGCGCGCGCCGGCGCGGCGATGAAGCCACGATCGGCGCTTATGAAATGGCCGTGCTGACCGCCGCCACGCTGGACCGCTGGGTGCCGGAAGGCGCGGCTGGCCCGGTTGAAGTGCAAAGCTGCGAAAACCTTTACGCATCGGTCTTCGAAAAAAACGGCATCACGGTCTATGGCCTGGTCTGCGATGTGCCGGTGCAAATCCAGGATGGCTGGGGCGTGCCGGTGCTGGATGATGCCGCGCCTGGTGCTGATGCCCCGCCCGCTATCCTGGCGAATTTCATCACCTTCCACGCGGATCAAGACATTCCGCCCTTCGGCAATGTGAGTAAGCCCCCGCCCGCGCCGACATCCGGCGCCAATCGCGCCGATGCTGTCGTGCGCGTCACCCTTCCCACAACGTAAGGCGCCCCGATGTTCGTGAAGCCCGCCCATCCTGACCTTCTGGTCGCCAACCCGGAAGCCCGCCCGCCCATGCCGCGCCATCTGCCGGCGGAAGGCGCTGAGGTGCCCGATACCCAATACTGGCGCCGCCGCATCGCCGATGGCGATGTGATCCTGCAAGCGCAGGAAGACCCCACCACCAAGCCGCGCCGCGTGAAGGAGGACTAAGCAATGTCCGGTTCCATCAGTTTCAACGCCATTCCGAATAGCATCCGCGTACCGGGCAGCTATGTGGAATTCGACAATTCGCGCGCGCTGCGTGGGTTGAATGATTGGCCAGCCCGCGTGCTGATCATGGGCCAGCGCCTGACGGCTGGCACCATTGCCCAGGGCGTGCCGATCCGCGTGATTGATGCGGCGCAGGCGCGCACCTATTTCGGGCGCGGCAGCAACTTGGCCCACATGTTCGAAGCCTGGTTCCGCAACACGTCCCTGATTGAAGTCTGGGGCATCGCCATGGATGATGTGGGCGCGGGCCTTGCGGCCACCTACAACATCGCCGCCACCGGCACGTCCACCGCCGCCGGCGTTATTGCCCTGATGATTGGCGGTCGCCGCGTTGAAGTATCTATCGCATCTGGCACTGCCGCAGCGGCCATCGCCACCGCGATAAATGCCGCGGTCAACGCCGCGCTGGACCTGCCTGTTGTGGCCACGGTCGCCACCAGCACCGTGACGTTGACCGCACGCCATAAGGGCGAAATCGGCAATGCGATTGATGTGCGCCATTCCTTCCTGGCGACCGATGTGCTGCCACCTGGCGTGACCTTGGCCATCAATTCCGTGGCGACTGGCACGCAAAACCCGGTGGTCACCACGGCTTTGGATGCGGTGTCTGAAACCTGGTTCACGGATTTCGTGACGCCCTGGACCGATGCGACGAACATGGCCGCGCTGGAAGCCCGCATGGCCACCAATTGGGGCCCGCTGGTGCAGCGTGATGGCCATGGCTGGGCCGGCCTTTCCGGCGCGCATGGCACGTTGACGACCTATGGCGCGGGCCGCAATTCGCCGAATGTCAGCATTATCGGCATGCGGTCTTCGCCAACCCCGCCCTGGGAATGGGCCGCGGGCCTAGCCAGTGTTTGCATCCCCGCGCTGGCGATTGACCCGGCGCGCCCGGTGCAGACCCTGCAAATTCCGGGCGTGGTGGCGCCGCTGGTCAGCAACCGCTTCACCTTCCAGGAACGCGATTTGTTGCTGCGCGACGGCATCAGCACCTTCCGGGTGAATGAGGCCGGCCAGGTCTTCGTGGAACGCGTGATCAGCACGTATCAGACCGCGCCTTCCGGGGCGGAGGACATCAGCTATTTGGATATCGAGACGGTGAAGACCCTGTCCTATATCCGCTACGATTTGCGGACCATGATCGCGCTGCGCTTCCCGCGCCATAAGCTGGCGAATGACGGCACGGCCTTCGCGCGCGGGCAGAATGTGGTGACGCCGGGGACGCTCAAGGCTGAAATTGTCGCGCGCTTCAAGCAATGGGAAGCCGCTGGCCTGGTGGAAGGCGTGGATCAATTCAAGCAGGACATCATTGTGGTGCGGAGCGAGAGCGACCCGAACCGCGTGGATGCGCTGCTGCCGCCTGACCTGGTGAACCAATTCCGCGTGCTTGCCGCGCAAATCGAATTCCTGCTGTAATTTGAGGAGAACGGGACATGCCGCAATTCCTGGGCCGCGCGACCATTCGCGTCAATGGGCGGGTGATCGAAAGCGCCAAGGGCGCCAGCCTGGATGTGGGTGGCACCAAGCGCAACCCCGTCACGGTGGGCCGCGTGGTTGGTTGGTCCGAAGAAACCATGCCCGCCATGTGCGAATGCGAAACCAGCCTGCGCAGCGGCATGTCGCTGGAGACCTTCCGCAACATGGCCGGCGTGACGCTGATTTTCGAATGCGACACGGGCCAGCGCTACGTGATCAACGACGCCTTCGTGACCGACACGCCGACGATGAAGGACGGCGAAGGCGGGAACATCACCCTGAAATTCTCAGGCCCTGCGGCTGAGGAAGTGCTGTGATGCGCGCCTCCATCAAGATTGTTCTGAAAGAACCGATTGTGCTGCGCAGCACCGATACCGGCGCGGAAGTGCATCGCATTGCGGAGATTGATTTCCGCGAACCGCGCGCGGGCGATATGGCGGCGGCGATGGATGCGGGCGGTGCGGGTGGCACCGGCAGCATGATCCTGGCGCTGGCCGCGCGGTGTTCCGGCCTGACGCGCGCGCAGGTGGATGATCTTTCGATTGATGATTTCTTCGCGATTTCTGAGGTCGCGACCAGTTTTTTGCAGCGTGGCCAGGAGACTGGCCAGAATGCTGCGAAATTGTCTGGGGCACCTTCGGGCTCGCTGCCGGGTGGCAGCGCTGGACTGCCGCAGAGCTTCGGTTCCTGACCAACCGCGCGGTGGAATGGAACCGCCGCATGGCCGCGAGGTAATCACATAAATGTCGGGCTCCCTCCGACTATCAATCCTGATCGAAGCGATTGACCGCGCATCGCAGCCCTTGGCGAGGTTGCAGGTGCGGCTTGGTGGCATTGCGGCAGGCATGCTGGCGGTGGGTCAGGCGGCGCAACGGCTGGGCGCGCTGACTGGCGCTGGCGTGCTGGCGGGGCAGTTGGGCAATGTTGCCGGGCGCGCGCGGGATGCGGCGGGCGCGGTGGCGGGGCTTTCGGCTAAGCTGGCGATTGGCGCGGCGGGTGGTGCGTATCTGTTTAATCAGCAATTTGTGCGCGGCGCGGCGGAGAGTGAGACCTTCCGCACGCGGCTGATTGGCTTAACCGGTAGCGTGCAGGCGGGCGGGCAGCGCTTCAATGAACTGTCGGCCACGGCTGAGCGGCTCAAATTCCCGACCAGCCAAGTGATGGAGGCCGGTCTGGCACTTGAAGCCATCAACATCCGTGGCACCGCTGCGGACAGAACCCTGAAGGCGGCAGCCGATGCTTCTGTCGCATTCGGTGTGAGTTTGGACCGCGTGATGGGCAGCTTGGCGTCCGCGAGCCGCGGTGAGATGGACCCGGTTGAGGCCTTCGGCATTCGGTCCCGTACCCAAGGCAACCGCATTATCATGCAGTGGGAAGAGCAGGGTCGCCAGATGCGCGCGACCGTAAACAAGAACAACCCAGCCGCGATTGCTGCGGTTGTCACGCGGGCCTGGGAAGGCCGCCACGGCGGCGCGGCGGAAGCAGCAAGCGATGATTGGGATGTGATGCTGCGCCAGATCGGGTCGGCATGGGAAAACTTCAAGTCAACAGTGATGGCCGCTGGCCCTTTTGAATTCCTGAAGCAGCAATTGAGGGACGTGCTGGCCTGGATTGAGCGGATGAAGACCGAAGGGCGCCTGGACCAATGGGCGCGCGATATCGGCACCAGCATCACGCGGGCCTTTACGGCGATCCGCAATTTCGTGGTCGGCACGGAAGACACGCCGGGTGCCTTTGAGCGACTATCCAATATCTTTGAGCGCGTGTCGAAGGTGCTTGGGCCGATTGTGCGATACTTCGGGGGGCTTGAAACTTTCCTTGCTGCCATAGCGCTAACGCTTGGCAGCGGGCTGCTCGTCTCTCTCGGTTTATTGGGTAAAGCGATGATATCGCTTTCGGCTGCGCTGTTGTTGACGCCGGTAGGCTGGTTTGTGGCAGCGGCGGCATTCTTCACCGCGCTTGGTTACCTGGTTTATGAGAATTGGGATGGCATCGTAGCTGTCTGGGATAAAATCCGCGCCGCCTTCCGCGCGTTCTTTGACTCCGAGCAGATGCAGGAAGCGAAGCGGATTTTTGGCAGCCTGGGCGATTTCATCATCGATGCCTGGAATGGCGTGGGCCAGGTTTTCACGAATATCGGCAACGTGATTAAGGGCGTTTTTGCCGATGTCCTGACCTATTTCCAGCCCGTGCGCGACGCGCTGAGTTGGGTTGCCGATCGGCTAGGCATTGGTGGCGGCGGCGCGGCTTCCGCGCCCACACCACGCGATGCGGGCCGGGGCAATGGCCTCCGCCGCCAATCCATCTATGGCGACAATGCCCTGCCGGATGGCGCGGGCGGCGGCGTGATGCCGCCTGCCAATGACGTGCGCGTGCAGACCGGGCTTGATGTGAACATCCGCGCGCCTGAGGGCTTTGGCGTATCAGTCACGCAGCGCGGCGCCGATGATGGCATGGCGCTGAATGTGCGGCGCGGGATGTTGGCGACACCATGAGCGAAGCCCTGACCAGCATCGCCGGCCTTGCCTCTGCCCTGCCTTGGGTGGGCGCCAATCTGCGGCCTGGTGCTTTGCGTGGCCTGCTGTTTTACGTGCAATCGTCGGAAGAAAATTCCACCCGGCGCTGGGTGACGCATGAATTCCCGGGCCGGGATGAACCCTGGCATGAAGACCTTGGCGCAAAGACGCGCAGCTTCACCATCGAAGGCCTGCTGGTTGGCCCCGATGTGGTGCTGCAACGCCGCGCCTTTGCCCGCGCCGCGGCAGACCCTGAACCCGCGACGCTGCTGCACCCCTGGCTGGGGGCGATGCGCGTGGTGGTGCTGGATTGCCGCATCACGGATGATGTGAACCAGGCGCGCGTGGCGCGGGTTTCGCTGCGGGTAGAGAAGGCCGGCACCAAGCCCGCGCCGGTGATCGGGCTTGATAGCCTGGGCGAAGTGCTGGATGAGGCTGACCGGCTGCTGACTGCCGCGCAATCCATCTATGCCGAATATCGCTTCATGCGCGCGGCGGCGGATTTCATTGTGCAAAGCTTCAAGGCCAGCGTGCTTGGCATTGCCGGCGCCATTGAAGGCGCGCTTTCCAATGCTGGGCTGGTGGGCGGCGCGGCAAGCAGTGTTTCCGCGCTTTCGACCATAAATGATGCGGCGATTGTTTCCGATACGGCAGTGCCGCTGGCGGTGGCCAGCGCGGCGCGGGATGTATCCGCGCTGGCGGGTGGGCGTGCGGCACTGACCAAGGGCGCGGATGCTGCGCCGCAGGCTGCCTTTGCCGCGCTGGATGCATTGAATGCCCAAGAATTGGTGAAGGCGCCCACAGCCCCCGCCACAACGCCCGCGCGCCAGCAATTGGTGGCGGCGAATGAAGGCCTGGGCGTGCTGGCGGCGGCGATGTTTGCCGGCGAATTCGCCCGCGCCGCAGCTGCTGTGCCCTGGGCATCGCGCGATGATGCCATGGCTGCGCGGGACAAGGTTGCCGATGCGCTGGCGGCGGCGGCGGACCGCGTGGCGGCGGCGGGCTGGGATGCGGTGTGGCAGCGCCTGGTGGCGCTCCGTGCCGCCAGTGCCGCCGACCTGGCTGAGCGTGCAGCGCCGCTGCCGCGCATCAAGCGGCTTGAATTACCGGGCGTGATGCCTGCCTCGTTGATCGCGTATCGGCTGGATGGCGATAGCCTGTCCGATGTGTTTGGCCGTGGTGCTGCCTTGGCCGCGCGCAACCGCGTGCGCCATCCGGGCTTCGTGCCTGCGGCTCAGCCGATTGAGGTGCTGGTATGAGCGCCGCGATTGCCGCCACCGTGGAACTGACCGTGGATGGCCTGACCTATCGCGGTTGGCGTTCGATGAAATGCAGCCTTGGCCTGGATGCGGCAGCGGCGGAGATCAGCATCGAGATGGCGGAACGCTGGGCCGGTGCGGAAGATGCCGCGCAGATCGCGCGCAGCATCCGCCCCGGTGCGGCATTCACCCTCACGCTGGAAGGTGAAGCCGTGGTCGAAGGCTTCCTGGATGCGCTGGAAGTCGCCTACGACGCCACGAACCACACGCTGACGGTGCGTGGCCGCGAACGCACGGCGGATCTGGTGGATTGCGCGGCGACCGTGGATGGCCCTTACGAATGGGCCAATATCGGCCTGGAAGAAGCCGCGCGGCGCATCGCGGAACCTTATGGCATCAGGGTGCGCGCGGAAGCGGACCTGGGCAAAGCCTTCCCGCGCTTTTCCATCCAGCCCGGCGAAGCGGCCTGGGAAGCCATTGCCCGCGCAGCACGCGAACGCGCGGTGATCGCGACCGGCGATGGCCTTGGCACGCTGATCCTGACCCGCGCGGGCGAAGGTGGTGAAGCCGCCGGGGCGCTGCGCTTGGGCGGTAAGGATGGCAATATCCTGCGCGCCAATGGCAGTTTTGATGTCGCGGAACGGCATGATGTGGTTGTGGTGCGCGGCCAGGCGCAGGGCGAAACTGAAGCCAGCCAGGGCGAAGCGCGCGCCAGTGATGAAGACATTATCCGCCACCGCCCGAAGGTGATTTTGGCCGAAGCGCAGGGCGAAGGCGTGACTTTCCAGGACCGCGCGGCGCATGAAGTGCGCGTGGCTGCCGGGAAGTCTCGGCGCGTGCGCTACACCGTGCCGGGCTGGCGCGGTTCTTCGGGAAATCTGTGGCTGCCCAATACAAAGGTGTGGGTCGAAGACGCCTTCCTGGAATTGAAGCGCGAATTGCTGATTTCGAACGTGACGTTCAGCCTGACGGAACAGGGCACCGTGACGGAATTGCAGGTCGCGCCGCTGGATGCCTATGCCCTGCTGCCCGAACCCGGCAAGGGCGGCGGCGGCGGTGGCGGCGAAAGCGGGCCGTTCGAGACGAAGATCGAGACCCGCGAGAATGATCGTGACGCCTGGAAGCGGGTGGCCGAATGACGCTGGATGATATGAAGCGCTTCATCGCCCCCCTGCAACGCCGCGTGATGCTGGCCATTGGCCGTGGCACGCTTGGCCCGGTGAATGATGCTGATGGCTTGCAGCGTAGCCAGGTGACGCTGCTGGCGGGCGAAGTGCGGGACAATGTGGAACGCATCCAGCAGTACGGGATTTCCGCCGTGCCGCTGCCTGGGGCGAATGTGCTTGTGGTGTGCGTGGGCGGCAACCGCGACCATCCGGTGATCATTGGTGTGGATGATCAGCGCCACCGCCCAACCGGGCTGCAACCCGGCGATGTCTGCATTTATTCGTATCAGACCGGCCATAAAATCCTTCTGAAGGCGGACCGGAAGATCGAAATTGAGGGTGATGAAATCACCATCAAGGCGGACACTAAGATCACGCTGGAAGGGCCTTTGGTGGAAGTGACCGGCGCCTTGGATGTGAATGGCGATATCCGCGACCGCGCCGCTTCCGGTGGCATGTCCATGAATGGGATGCGCGCGGATTACAATAGCCACACCCATGGCGGGGGGCCGGGCGCCAGCCCGCCCATGGCGCCATGATCGCGCTGGAATGGAATGGCACCGTGGGTGCGGCGGATTTGGCGCTGGCCGAAACCGGCGCGCTGGCCAATGAAGCCGCGCTGCAAACCGCCGTGGTGCTTTCGCTTTTCACCGATGCCCGCGCGCGGCCTGATGATGGTGCTGAGGGCGACAGGCGCGGCTGGCTGGGTGATGCCTTTGCCCCGGAAGACCGCTACGGGTCGCGGCTGTGGCTGCTGAAGCGCGAAAAGCAAACCGAAGAAACCCGCCGCCGCGCCGAAGACTACGCCAATGAAGCGCTGGCCTGGTTGGTGGATGCCGCGCTGGCCACCGATGTGGCGGTGACCGCCGAATGGGTGGCGCGCGGCGTGCTTGGCCTGGCGGTGCGGATCGCCACACCAAGCGGCATTGAAACCAGCCAATTCACAATGAGGCTCTGATCATGCCCTTTGCCCGCCCTTCACCTGCTGAAATTCGCAACCGCATGGGCGCCGAAATTGCGGTGGCGCTGCCCGGTGCGGATGCGCGGCTGCGGCGCAGCATGGAAGACGTGCTGGTGCGCGCCATCGCCATCGCCAGCCATGAATTGCACAGCCACATTGAATGGGCCGCGCTGCAAATTCTGCCCGATACGGCGGAAGATGAAGTGCTGGCCCGCCACGCGGCCATTTGGGGCATCACGCGGATTGTCGCCACGGCGGCATTGGGCAGCGTTACCTTCACCGGCACGCCGGGTGCCATTGTGCCGGCGGGCACTGAGCTGCGGCGGAATGATGATGCGCGGTTTCTGCTGGCGGCGGATGTGACCATCGCCGGCGGCGGCAGCGGCGCGGGCAATGTGGTGGCGCGTGTGGCGGGCGCGGCTGGCAATAGCCAGGCCGGGATCAGCCTGGCTCTGGTGGCGCCGGTGGCGGGCATTGCGCCCAGCGCGACCGTGGCGGCGGGTGGCCTGGCTGCTGGCGCCGATGCGGAAAGCGACGCGGCGCTGCGCGCGCGCTTGCTTCAGCGTATTCAATCTCCGCCCGCGGGCGGTGCCAGCAATGACTATGTGACCTGGGCGCTGGCCGTGGCCGGGGTGGAACGCGTTTGGGTTTATCCGAATTGGCTGGGCGCCGGCACGGTTGGCGTGGCCTTTGTGACCACCGGCGGCGCCATTCCCGCCGCGCCCTTGGTCGCAGCCGTGCAGGCCGCGTTGAACCTGCGCCGCCCAGTGACGGCTGCGGTGACGGTGTTTGCCCCCGCGACGCAGGCCGTGGCGCTGACGATTGACCTGGCGGTGGATACCGCTGCCATCCGCGAAGCGGTGCTGGCCGAATTGGCTGATTTCTTTGTGCGGGAAGCGCAGCCGGGCGGCACCATCCGCGTATCGCGCATTTCTGCCGCCATCAGCGGCGCGCTGGGGGAAGTGGCGCATCTGCTGGTGGCACCCTCCGCCGATATCACCCTGCCTGCGGGCACCATTGCGGTGCTGGGCACCGTGACTTGGGCCTGACGCATGGACGCCAGCGCCTATCTTTCGCAACTTCTGGGCCTGCTGCCGCCCGGTGATGCGCTGCCGCGTGAACCTGGTTCCCGCGTGGAACGGCTGCTGACGGTGCCGGCGGCGGAATTGGCGCGTGTGGATGGCCGCGTGGAAGCGCTGCTGCTGGAAAGTGACCCGGCGCGGACCACGGAAATGCTGGCGGATTGGGAACGTGCCCTGGGCCTGCCCGATGAATGCTACCCGAATGAGAAATTCAGCCGCGCCAGCCGCGCCTGGTACTTCGATGGCGCGGGCGTGTTGCGGGAAGCGGCGGTGGATGAACCGCGTTATTTGTTTGATGGCGCGGGCCAGCGCACCGAAGCGGTGTTGGTGGAAGCGGCGGCGACGAATTTTCTGCCGAATTCGCGCGCTGGTGGCGCGGTGGTGGGCACGCCGGGGGCGCTGCCGACCGGCTTCACCGTATCTGGCGCGCCGCTGGCGCTGGCGCAGGTCGGCTTCGTTGGCGCTGAAGATGGCCTGCCCTGTGTGGAGCTTCGCATCGCGGGCACGCTGGGTGCCGCGGGTGATCTGGACATTGCCTTCACGACCACCACCGCGACACCTGCCGTGCTGAATGATGTTTTCACCGGCAGCTTCTTCTGGCGCCTGATCAGCGGCACCAACCCGACCAATTGGCGCATGCGGTTTGAGGAACATTCCAGCGGCGGCGCCCTGCTTGTGGGCAGCCAGGTTGATCTTTCGCCGGCGACAAATGCCGCGCTGCGCGGGCAGCGCGCCAGCAGCGCTTACACGGTGGCCAATGCGTCCGCCGCCTTCCTGCGCCATGTGATGCGGCTGCGCTTTGCCGCCGGCGCGGTGAATGCCACGCTGCGCCTGGCTGTGCCGCAATTGGAACGCGGTGCGGTTGCCACCAGCCCCATTCTGAACCCGGTTGGCGCGCCCGCTGCCACCACCCGCGCGGCGGATCAGCGCTATGTGGCGACCGTTGCGGAACGCCGCGCGCGGGTGCTGGCGCGCTTGATTGAACGGTTCGAGCCCACGCCCACGGCCATTATTGGCCTGGCGGCGCGCTTGGGTGATGCCGTCACGCTCACGGAATTCAGCCCGCATGATTGCGAAGATGCCTGCGAAGCGCCGCTGCTGGATGAAGCCTGGGCACATGCCTTTCAGGTTTCGGGTGCTTCTTCCCTGGTGGTGGAATTCACCTGCGAAGATGGCTGCGAAACACCCCTGAACCAATGGCGGACCGGCGCATACGAATGCGCCATCCGCCGCTTTGCGCCGGCGCATACCGTGCCGATTTTCAGCTATGCATAAGGAGAAAGCGCATGCAGCGCGTTAGCCGATCTTCCGCCGTGCCCAGCCTGCCAGCGGCGCCGGCATCCCCGGGCGCACCAGGCTACTTCACCGGCGGTAATCCGGGCCTTGGCCAGGGGGCGACGGTGCCGGGCTATGAATGGTTCAATGCTGTCCAGGAAGAAATGATCCATGTCTTACTGCGCGCGGGCGTCAGCCCGGCGCAAGGGGATTTATCGCAGCTTCGCCAAGCGATGGACCGCCTTTATGGTGGCGGCTTGGTGACTTATTTGGCCAATGCCACGCTGACGATCGCGGATGCGGGTGTTGTAGAGGTGAATGCTTCTGCCGGCCCACGCGTCATCACCCTGCCGGCGGCGTCCGCCATGAATGGTCGGCCTATCCCGATCCGCGTGGTGAAGACCGATAACTCAGCGAACACGGTCACAGTGCAGCGCGCGGGTGCAGACCTTATTGAGGGTGTGGCATCCCTTGTACTGACCAGCCAGTTTTCCAGTGCAGCGCTGATTTCGAATGGCGTGACAACTTGGTATAACGCTGCGCCTTTCCTGGCCAGCACCACACAACGCGGCATCGCGCGCTTCGCGACCACGGCTGAAACCGATGTGGGTGCGGTCGCGGATGCCGTGATCACCCCAGCCGGTCTGGCTGGTGCCATGGGGAAGCTTCTCGCGGCCAATGGCTATCAGCGGCTGCCGGGCGGGCTAATCCTGCAATGGGGTCAAACGACGACCGGAAACATGACCACGTCGCCTTTGGCTCTGACGGCGACTTTTCCACTCGCTTTCCCGGGCGCGGTGCTAAACGTGGTTGGTAGTGTCTTCAGTT